CTTCTCACCTGCTGGATTTAACAGAGGTCAGATTAGAGGCGCAGTAAAACTAGCATTTGATCCAAACCAATCACAAAGAGATGTGCTATACAAAGCAAGAGTAAATCCTGTTGTTACATTCCCTGGACAAGGAACAGTATTGTTCGGAGATAAAACAGCACAATCAAAACCTAGTGCCTTTGATAGAATAAATGTTAGACGTTTATTCTTAACTTTAGAGAAAGCAATCTCTACTGCGGCTAAATTTCAACTCTTTGAGTTCAATGATGAGTTCACAAGAGCACAATTTAGAAACCTAGTAGAACCTTTCCTTAGAGACATTCAAGGTAGACGAGGTATCACAGACTTTGCTTTAGTTTGTGATGAAACAAACAACACAGCGGAAGTAATTGATAGAAACGAATTTATCGCAGATATCTTTGTTAAACCTAATCGTTCAATTAACTTCATCAAACTAAACTTTGTGGCAACCAGAAGTGGTGTGGCATTTAGTGAAGTGGCTGGGGCATAGGAGGTAGAACATGGCAAACGTATCAGATTTTATCTCTAAACTTAAAGGCGGAGGTGCTAGAAACAATCAGTTTAAAGTTACTATGCCTTTCCCTGGTTTTGCAGCTGTTGGTGGTGAGACAGAAAGCATGGCATTCTTATGTCAAGCAACTAACTTACCCCAAAGTGAACTTGGTGAATTAACTGTAAACTTCCGAGGTAGACCCATCTATATGGCAGGTGATAGAACATTCCAAACTTGGACTACAACTATCATCAACGATACTGATTTCTTAATCAGAAATGCCATTGAAAGATGGTCCAATGGTATAAACAACCATTCAGATAACGAAGGACTTGTAAATCCTGTTGACTATCAAGTGGACGCATTTGTCGACCATTTAGATAGAAACGGTAATACAATTAAGTCTTACACTTTCAGAGGTATGTTTCCAACTATAATAGGTCAGGTTGATTTATCATATGAACAGGCAACTACACTTGAAACATTTGAATGTACTTGGAGATACCAATACTGGGAATCAAACACTACAACATAATGTTGAATAAGGGCGTCTTTCGAGGCGCCCTAAATATAGTATAAAGGAGAATAGTAGTGGCAGAAATATTCGGTTTCGAAATCAAGCGTAAAGAGGCTAAACCTAATAGTCAATCATTTACCGCACCTACAGCGGATGATGGTACACAAACTATTATGGGTGGTGGTCACTTTGGGACCTATCTTGATATCGAAGGTAAAGTAAATAATGAATCAGATTTAATTAGACGATATAGAGAAATTGCTATGCACCCCGAGTGTGATCAAGCAATTGAAGATATTATTAATGAATCAATAGTGGTAGATGACAACCAAGAGGTTATTCGTCTTAATATGAATAAGGTTCCATTCTCAATATCATTAAAGAAAAAGATTTCAGAAGAATTTAAAAAAGTTATTTCATTATTGGAATTTGAACAAAAAGGTCACGACATATTTCGTAGATGGTATGTTGATGGTAGAATAGTTTATCATAAATTAATAGACCCTAAAAATGTTAAAGCAGGTATAACAGAATTAAGATATATTGATCCTAGAAAAATTAAAAAAGTAAGGTCGCCAAAGAAAAAACCAGGAAATGAGTTTGCACCTAATAATCCAAAAGCACCACCAGCCATTGATTTTGATGAGTTTTTTATATACAACGAAAAAGGTGTGCAACCTGGTGCGAGTGCAACAACAGGTCTTAAAATAGCAAAAGATGCTATCGCATATTGTCCTAGTGGTCTTGTAGATCAACAAAAGAATTTAATATTGTCTTATTTACATAAGGCAATCAAACCAGTTAATCAGCTGCGAATGATTGAAGATAGTGTGGTTATCTATCGTATATC